CGCTCGGCCAGCAAACCAACCAGACATCACAGACAAGATTGCCATGACGAGTTTCACCAGCGCAGTCCAAAACATTACCATTTTTCTTTGGCGGCCCAAAAAGCTGCGCTCATCTTCCCTTTTGCGATATTCTTTGCGTGGCGGGCCATAAAGGATGCGCGGCGCTTCTTGTCGGCCTCGCTCTCGCCCTTCTTGGCAGGCGATCCGCTCACGCCCTGTTGGCCAAAGCGGATCGTCTTGATGGTGTCCCCTTCCTTGGCGACAACCACATGGCTTTTTGTCGGATGGTTTGGTGTGCGCTTAGGCTTGTTGTAGCCAGCTACACCCACTTTTTCCAACCGACTATCTTTCATTTCTTCTTCGCCATCTTGGCAGGCTTTGCAGTCTTTGCAGATGCTACAAATGCCGCTTTGGTGGGTGCACCCTTAGCGCCGGGCTTGCGCATCTTTTCACCAGAGCCAGCTTTGATGCGGGCTTTCTTGGCAGCGACGTTTGCATAGAGACCATTCATATCAGACCGCCTTGCGCTTGGAGTAGATCGACCAGAATGCAACCACAATCGTTGTGACAGCCCCGCCAATCGTCATTGCGGTTTCAGAGTCCACCAGACCCTGCCCGACAAGATAGCCTCCCAGAGCCGATACCAAGGCCCGCACGATGCCACCAAATTCTTCAGATTTCATTTTGTTATCCATTCATGTTTGCCGATGATATTTTTCCGAACCAGCCCGGAACGTAGAAGCCCGGACAAGCCTTAGCTGCATACTGATTATGCCCACTCACCTTTGCGATTTTGTAAATGGCCGTTAACTTCACGATCAGCGCATGAAGCGCTGCATCTTGCAATAGCGTGAACGAGTCTTCAAACTTTCCGTTTGCAACTGACCCATGACCGCCAAACAAACTGATTCCGATAGACCCAACATTGTGGTCCATCGTATGTGCACCGACCTGTTCAATCGGTCGGCCCTTGGCAACAGTTCCGTCTCGATCAACCAGGAAATGATAGCCGATGTCTTTCCAGCCATGATCCTCAACATGCCAGCGCCGCACCTCTGCCACCTTCTCGCTGGTGGGTTTGCCCGACATCCACTCTGGACGGGTGGCCGTGCAGTGGACAATGATTTCGCTGATCGGCCTCATTGGCCGACCCTATCTTTGAGCGTCATCCAAACCGCGCCGCTGATGAACAGTAGGGTGGCAGTTGTCAGCATCTTCACAGTTGTCGCCCAGATCGCTTTGCGCGTCTCACGCCATGACGATAGCAAGCTGCGGATCTCATTGAGATCATCAGAAGCACTATCGTCATGCAATCCCAAATCCTCCAGCGCCTTCTTTGCTCCCTGAATAGCTGCACGGTTTAGCATGTCTTCAAGTTCCTGCGGGGTGATCAGGACGCTGCTCATCTTAGATACGCGGTGGCCAGATGTCATAGCCGTTTATGGAGGCAACAACTGTGCCTGACGTGAATCCACCTGTTGCCACGCCGACTCGATAAAAGTTTGAAACTGGATCATATCCAACTTCTTCAGATGGCACCGTCCATGTATCTGTGGTTCGATAAGTTGTTCCATCTTCAGAACGCTGCACGATCACATTCGCTACAAATGTTCCACTGATAGAAAGGTTAAAACTACCCACAATCCTGATTGGATCAGAAAAAGTGTTCTGCGCTGTGATTGATACTGATGTTCTTGGCATGATGCCCTCCTTTTAATTTGCCAGAGTAGCCAGCTTTGCAGAAAGCTGGGCGATAGTTGCTTCAAGTTCCGCAATGCGGAGTTCATGGTTTTGAATTGCTAGTGTATGGACAGCAGCAACCGAACGGTCATAATAGCCCATAGGCTTGTCACCATTTGGTGTTGGGGCTGCTTCCTCACCAATAGCGGCATGCACGTTTTGTGCATAATGGCCAAGTTCTCGACGATCTTTAAGAGGATTTTCAATGGCATTGCCATCGCCATCAACTTCGTTTTCTGGCAACTTCCATTTGTAATATCCGGGCTGCAAAGCCATGACCATTGAGATAGGGTCTTCAGGAACCCCATCTTTGATTTTCAGACGCTCATCCGAGACAGAGCTGATGTTACCACTTGCATCAAATGTTGCAGTGCCAGCACCATAAGCATGGAACCTCCAAAGCCCAGTGAGTCCGCAGGTCGCACGATCCAACGCTGCACTGGAGTCTCGAATTGTAAAAATACTGCTTGTTGAGGATAATCGCCAATCCCTGCCGCTGAACAGAGACAAAACTGATGTTGTGCGAAGAACTGACGCAGTTGTAACTAGGCCAGTCCCATTTGCTGCAAGAGTAAGGCTTCCATTCGTGTCAGTAGCGCTGATGGTGTTTCCATCAACCTGAATGTTGTCCACATTTAACTTTAACGCCGAAACGTCACCAAACTGCGGGTTTCTTCCGAACACTCCGCCTAGATTTCTGATACTCATCAATAGGCCTCCTAAATAGCTGCGATGATGAACGCAAGAAGCTGGTCATAGCGGACGCCGTAAGAGTTGCCCGCCGCTCTGACTAGCTTCATAGTTCCTGTTTCAACATATTCCGTGACTTCACCAATCTCTGGGTAGTCAACTTTCACTTCTTCGTATTCAGGCTCATATTCCGCATTCCACTCATCATAGCAGAACACACCGTAATGTTCAGCAATAAGGCCTTCAGCCTCAAATGCTGTTTTCACATCTTGGGCCATGATGCCAACATGAATACGAGCATCTTCGCCCTTTTCCTCAACAGCATCAGTCCATTTGAACGCTCTCAAAAGACCCTTCAATCGAACAGCAACAGAGTGTTCTACATCAGAAATCGGACGCACTTGTTGTTTTTTGCGTGCGTCAGATGTGTTAATTGTGCCATTGACGGCAAAGACCTCAGTCCAGCGTTCGCTCGCTGTTCCAAGTTTTGTAGTATTGTTTGCTGCTGGTCCAACGGATACGCCGTTTGGATTGAGCAATAGCAGGTCAACCTGAGATCCTGTATCACTGACGGAGAATATCATTGAGTCTTTGCTTGCAGCAACTTGCTGTGACCGGATACGCCCGCCAACACGATGGCTATTGGTTCCATCTGGCGGCTGAAACTCAATGCCAACACCCCGTCCATTGGAGGCGTTTGCAGTGTTTCGCACAGCCAATGGATAGAATGTTGTCCCAGACAAACCTGAAGCAAGAGTTTGATACACATCACCCTTTGGGAACTCTGGGCCGAGAATTTTTGTTTCGAAGGTGTTAAAAACACTTGGAAACGCGTCTGCATTTACAAAACTTGCATAGTCTGTTCCATAAAAACGGTTTATATAACCATCATTGCGAACATTTCCTAGCGTGTTGCCTTCTGTTTGATCCCCACCAATTAGCGCGTTCCACCTTGCCCCGGTAAAAGCTGATGCGCCATCATTTTTGAAATAAACGCCATATCCGCTATTTAACTGTGCGGTAAATCCGATGATAGTGTTAAACCATGCTTGGTAAACTCGTAGACCGTCTTGCGTATTTAATCCAGCTTCACAGTTTATCACCATACCAGCATTTGCATTTGGTGGGAAAACGCCATCATGGATGTAAAAACCATGCCGACCATTTGAACGAGCATAACACCGCTCAATGTGGAAACAGTTGACATTTGCCCCCGCTGTATTTCCAACACGGAAAGCATCCTGCCCCATATAGTGGCCTGAGCAGTTTGTTATTTTGCACCGACCGGCAGCAATCTGAATGCCATCACCAGTGTTGCCCGCGATGCCTTGAATATGGATTCCATCAATGGTTGACCCATCCTTGTCGAGCAAAATAGCTGGCCCAGAAATAGCCGCTGACTTTGTGATAGTTGTCCGCCCAAGAACACCACCAGTAAGGCTATTTCCCTCACCTACCAAAGATGTCGGGTTGGTAAGAGAAAGCCCAGACGCAATGATATAATTTCCTGCTGGGAAAAATACTGTTCCGCCACCAGATGGAATTGATGCCAATGCAGCCTGAATGGCGGCAGTATCATTAGCTACACCATCGCCAACTGCACCAAAATCTTTGACAGATACATAATCCTGTAAACGCGATGTGAGAACGCGGTTGACTGCACCTGTTCCGCCCTCATTATATGTCATTTGATCTGTGAGGGATGCAGATGTGCCGGGCGTGATACCATAGCCAGACGGTGAATAAATCACCATAGCCTTGTTCTTGTCCCGCACAGTCACTGAGAAATAGCCGTTGGTATAGATAGCTGCTGGAGATCCATTGCGCATCACATAACCATTGGACGTGCGTAGCGGCTGCGCTGCGGGCTGTGTCAACGCGCTGTCGTAATAGACCGTGATTGGGTTAGTCTCTGGGTTCAAGTTTGCTGTCCCAAAATACAGATAGCCATTATCGAGCGGCGATCCGCTCTTGTCGGTGAAGATCGGATAGGGCGGTGCAAGCTGCGTCAGCGTCATTTGTGATCTCCTTGCGTGTTATTTAACACGAAAATGGGATGTTTGGATAGCATCATCGACGGGTTTCCGATTCGGATGCCTTCTGGGCATTCATGGCTGCGGTCAGGCGTTTGAACAACTCCGCCTCTTCAGCGCTGCCAGCAGCCACTTGCGGGATTTTCAAAAGAAGATTCCTGACAGCCGCGCTTTCATATGCTCTAGCAAGACCACCTATTGTTGCACCGCTAACGACCGCTGCGCCTGCTCCACCAAGAAGGTCGGTCAAAACTGCCGCACCGACTATTGGAACCGCCTGCACACCTGTTGGCGGCGATACAGCAGCTTGGCCAGCGCGTTCTGTCATCTTCAATGTGCGCACCAATCCCTCAACGGCCTTCAAATCCTGCCCAGAGAAGAACACGCCGATGGGCGCACCAAGGCGCACAAGTTGGCGCTTGAATTGATCTGGGCTAAGGCTTTCGAACTCGCCCCCAATCTTTGTAAATGCCTCTTGAAGAACGGCGGTGCGAGCATTGCGCTTTCCATCAGCAGAAAGGCCGCGATACAAAGTGCGGATGTCGCTGGGCTTTGTGCTGAACAGAAGCGATCTTACAGTCTCTGGCGTTGCATCGCCCTTATCGAGAGCATTACGCATCGCCCCAACTTCAAGATCGCCAACCATTGTCTTGAGTTGCTTGTTAGCCACTGACCACTTGTCAAAGTCCCGGCGCTGGCCGTTTGCCTTGATGAAGTCACCCATGTCTTCGCGCAAAGGCGCATAGATGCGGCTTAGAACTTTTTCGCCTTCGCTACGAACAGAAGCAAGGCTTGGATCAGCAAATGCCTCTCCAATTTGCTTGCGAAGAACCTCAATCGTCGCCAATGGCTGACCCTGCTGGACGACCTGTTTCTGGCCATTCGGCAAGTTAATTTCTCGCGTTCCAGTAAGATCGTCGCGCCAAGTCGTAAGTCGATCAACTATAGGTTTGAACTGTGTTGGGCTGATCTGATTCAGGCGCGCAATTTCTTCGTCAATCTTGGCAACAGATTTTGTTACAGGAACAGTCACATTTGGCTGAGACAAGCGCTCAATCACCTCGACCTTCATGCCAGTGTATTTTGAAAGGTCGGCAGATCGTTTGGCCAGAAGGTCTCTTGCCACATTTGAGATAACAGTATTGTCAGCCGCAGCCGTCTCTGCAACGCCATAGTTGCGCAGTAAGTCAACAGATGCGTCGATGCGCTCTTGCTGCTGTGCTGCCCTTGGGCCACCTGTTCCGGCAATCGGGATCATCTCGCCAGTGCGCTGTAACCACCGACCAGCAAAGGTCGTGGGCTGGCGAACATCCGTTGTCATAACGCGAACGCCAGCCTGTTCCGCCTCTTTGATCGCGGCAGGCAAACCAGCTTGCGGTGCAGCCACGCCAAGACCCGCCGCACGGCCACCAGCAAGGCCACCAGCCATTGATGCTGCAATCTGGCCTACTGGCCCTGCTCCCGACTCGGCCGCGCCCTGTGCGCCCAAGCCAGACGCTCCACCAGCAACCATCTGCGCTCCGGGCTGCGCGGCCAAAATATCTGCTACTGCTTGGCCAGCTCCTGTCATCACATTGGATGCACCCTTGGCAATACCAGCACCAGTTGCAGCACCAACCATTCCCTCACCAATTGCTCCTACAATTCGCTCAGTTAAATTGGCTGGTTCTGGAACACCTGCAGAAGTCAAAATATCATGCACTTGCTGACGCAGTGGAGCCACGTTTGGGAGTAGTGGCAAAAGACCTTCTGACCCGACAAGGTAATTTTGCGTTGCAGCAAGAGGATCATAAAGCATGGCCGGAATGCTTGCTGCACCTTGTGCCAAGGAACGGCCAGCAAGTCCAACTTGTCTTGTTAGATCGGCTGTTAGATCAGGGCCGGATGTGACTTGAACTGGAACTGATGGTGTCTTGGTGCCAGATGCCGCTGCTGTCTGCTGTTGCAGTAACAGAAGTTGTTGAGTGAGTTCATCCATTATGGCCCCGCATTTACTTCAGAGAATCGCTCCAGCATGGCTGCTTTTTGCTCTGATGTAAGACTCATCACATCAACAGCTGACAAATCGGCTTTTGTCATTTTTGAAAAATCTAAAGTCACTCCAGAACCTCCAACGATTAGTGCTGGTGGTGTGGTAGGTGTTTCTGTATTAGTTCCCGTAGTTGTTTCTGATGTTCCAAAAACGTTTACTGGGTCTAGACCATATTGCTTAACAACTGGCATAAGAGAACTTATTGCATCAGTTTTTGATTTCTCAGCAGCCTTTAGAAGGCCACTAGCTTGCGACTTAAAGTCTAATCTTTGCTGGTCTGTCAGGCGCGTTCCATTGATGGCTCTATTGTACAAGTTAACAATTGACGTTGGAATACCTGCGGAGTTTTGTGCTGTTGCAAACTCTCCTTCTCTCACAACTGATCCCGGATCAAGCATTTTCATGTAGTTGAAAATAAGGGCAATGTCCCCAGCACCTGTATTTTCAGCAGCGTCAAGTCGATTAAATGATTGATTAACAGTTCTGAAATCTTTTGTTAAGTTTGTATATTCATCTCGTATTTTACGTTCGAGATCAAAAATATCGGCTTTTTCCGGCCCAGCCACTCCACCAGCTTTAGCCATTGCTGCTTCATACTGGCCATCACCACCTTCAGATTTTGGAATAATACCAGCAGCGCGAAGTTGCGCATCTTGGGTCCGCATTGCTTCTGTTAACTTTTGACCTGTTTGAGTTGAATCAAGAATGCTTTTCCACACATCTGGCTTAATTGCATCAGATGCTGTCATTGCAGTGCCAATACTAATGGCTGCTGCATGTGGGTCCATTTGAATAATCTTCAAATTTGCGCGAAGTTTTGCTGCTTCTTCCGCATTTCCAGCATTCTCTGCGGCTGTAATACGTTCATTTATCATCTGCTCGGCTACATCTGCATGTCCACTTAACAGACTTGTAACCAAGTTGATGCCGAATTGCGTTTGTTCAGCTTTTTTAGGTTCTGACATTGCATCGAATGCAGTTTTTATTTCCGCTTGGCTTGACGCATATTTGAGATTGAAAGCATTCGTCATCTCAGGTGTCAGTGTTCCATTCGCTGCAGCATCGCGCAGAACCATGAGGTCTTGCTGATATGCTGCGGCTTGTGCCTGCTGCTGTGCTGCGGCTGCACGTTGCTCTTGCAATGCTGCCTGTTGATCCGAAAAAGCCTGTTGTTGTTGCGCTGCGTTCTGCTGCTGGATTTGCATTTCTTGGCGCTGGGCAATGTCATTGCGACCCATCGTATAGCCCTTGATGGCTTCCTCAATCGGGTTCTTTACGTCAAGGATGTAGTTGATCGGGTCCATTTAGAAATTGCCTCCATAGAACATTGCTTGGCCGCGCGTTAATGGGGCCATTGCATTTCCTTTTGCGTCTAAAGGCTGATACCCTGTAAAGGCTGCACCGCGCCCCAAAAGGCCACCGATGCTGCCGATTGCATTGCCCCAAGTCTTTGCGGCCGCAAGCGTTCCGCCAGCCTGTGCTGCGCCCTGCTGGGCCAGAAGGTTAGCGATGTTCATGCCTGTCTGCATCCCGGCGCTACCTACACCAGCCGCCGCGTTCTGGCCCATCGTTGATAGACCGCCCAGACGATTATATTGTTGCTCGATCAGTTGCGACAAAACCTGTGGGCGAAACTGAGCCAAAGCGCCCTGAACATTCCCCCCGCGCAGGCCACCCGTAGCAGCCGCATTCTGCAAGATAGCATTCTCACCCTGCTGCACCAGAGATGTGAACTCTGGGCCTTGCTGCAAAGCGTTGATGGCGGTCTGTTGGGCCTCTGCCCCACTGACGCCAATCAAAGCAGCCTGCTGGCCTAGCGCTGTTGTGCCTGTGCCAACATAGGGCTTCATCAGCACTTGCAGAGCGTCAAACTGGCGGCGCTGTTCTGCAATGCCCTTGCCCGCGGCTGCTGCTTGCTGACCTGATGCCTTCTTGGCTGCATTGGATTGAATGACACCGCTGACGACAGTGCTTCCGACAATGGCTGCTGCGACAAAACTCATGCCACTTTTCCTCCAAGATATTCGTGAACAGCCAAGTCAATCTGCTGAATGCCCATTAGGTCTTTCCAATCTTCGCTTTTCTCAACGAACATATCTTCCAACTTTTCAATATTGGTTTCTGTCGTTGCATAGATGTTTTGAAAGATCGTGTCCTCAATGATATAGGCAAACTTACGACCGGGCTGGCCGATGAAGATGCACGGCCCCTCAATGACCTTGGCCTCGCCATTAACGATCACAGCCATCTTGCCTTTCAGCATGACGTTCATGTGTTCGCATTTGTGCGCATGGCCCATCACATAAGTGCCAGCAGGCATGAACGATTCACGAATGTAGATGCCCGGCCCAAAGTGATGTTGCGTTGGGCAGTCCACTTGCTCTGCTGTGAGCATCATGGATTCAATGCCATCCAGCATTGCAGGAACGTCTTGGATAGGCTGAATTTCACGCAACGGCTGATCCACTTCGGATAGCGCCTGCTGGTGGGCCAATGTCTCAGCCCGCGAAGTATCGCAGATAATGGGCTTTTGGGCAAGGTTTGTCATGTGAGCATATATCTCTTGCGAATTGCCTCTGGATCATAGAACTGCGTTAGATCAACTGGCTTGGGATATAGATCTGCTAACGTCTTGGCTGGCTGAAACCCACGCGCAAAGTCACCCTGCGCTGGTGCAGTTTGTGCGGGTTGAGGACCAGTAGAAGCCATGCCCATGATGCGATCAACATAGGCTTGCGTTTCTGGGAATGGCGGAATGCCACCGTATTTGCTGACATTGCCCGGACCCGCATTATACGCAGCGAGTGCTAGTGTTGGATCACCAAAGCGATCCAATTGTTGTTTCAAATATCGTGCACCGCCGCGAAGATTCTGCGCGGGATCGGTCGGATCAACGCCAAGATCGCTTGCAGTGCTGGGCATCAACTGGGTCAGGCCGATCGCACCCGCCGACGATGTGGCATTGGGGTCAAATGAACTCTCAGCCTCGACCAGCCGCATGAACAGGTCAGGGTCAACGCCTTCTTCAACTGCGATCTGGCTGGCAAGGCTGCGATAGTCCATTTACTCGTCCTCTTCCCAAGCCTGACAGACCCGCAAGTTATGGCAGATGAATGAAAATTTTCCACAATAGCCTCGGCCACCGCCATCCATGTCAAACTTGTCCAGCGGGATGCTTTCCATCTTGGCCTGCATCATAGGATCGTTTTGGAAGTATTCGCAGTTAGCGCAGAGACGGCGACGGGCTTCTTTCTCGCTCATGTCCCAAGCTGCCGCAACACCCTTCCAGAACTGGCCATTGGCTGACGGTTCGACAGATGCCTTTTCCGGCCCCAGCTTCCACTCGTCGATCACCACTTGGCGGTTCTTTCGGTTCTCTGATGTCGAAACGATCTTCTGCTTCGGCAAACCAAACTCAATCATCATGTCGTCCATTACGAAATCTCCCTTCCAGAAGCGCGAATCGTCAAAGATGTTGCCGCAGAGGCAAGCGTTGAGATGAACTGCCCAGCTTCCAAGACTTGGCCGACCAGTTCTGGGCAGGTGTAGGTTTCGCTTACAGCGATGGCACGTGTCTTGATAATGAGGTTGCTATCCCCCGCAGATCCGCTGGCGTTGATAAGGTTCACCGAAAAGTTCACGCTCCCAGCGGAAGTGTTCGTCACTGTGAACTTGTCAATGATTGCCTTGACACCAGTTGCTGTATATTGCGCAGTCTGCGCGTTCTCTGCCTGCTTGGACGGTATTAGGTTGACGGGGGTGACTGCCATGTTGTTTCCTTAGACGATGCTTGTGATGAGACCGTTCACGACGGTAACTGTTTGGATGCCCGCAAGAAATGACCCAGATGCGCCGACAACGGGTAACCAAGCCCCCAATGTCGCATTATAAACCAAAATTGATCCATTGGCTGCACCAAATGCGCGGACATCTTGTAGGCGATCAATCCGCTGTTCGCTTGGCGCTGGACCAGTTGCAATAAGATCAGCCGTCTGTTGCGCTGCGGCAGCATTAGCCAAAGCCGTGGAAGCCGTGGCCTGTGCCGCAATTGCACTGGACGTGGCAACCTCGGCCTTATTGTCAGATGCGCCAGTGGCGTAGCTGTTGTCAGTAATCAACTGTGTCAGAGTGGTAATGTCGGCAGGCGTTAAATCCCCAGCAACAATGAACAGACGCTCAAGCGCCTTGACCATTGCCGGGTCATTGCCAACAAGTGCGGCGATCTGGTTGCGTGTTGGGACTATTGGATCAGCCATCAGAATGCCAGCGGTTCAACCCGCGCCTCCAGTGCTGCAACGGCAATGTGAGCGTCAGAGGTGCCACGGAAGCGCTGCATCCGCATATTCCGCATGTTCCCCTGCTGGAACCAGACTAGGCGCTTGTTGCGCTGTCCTATGGTCCCTGCGCTGATGCCCTTCTCGACGCTCCATGTTATGCCGTCGACCGAATACTTCGTCCAGATCGTTGGATCGACGCCGAATTCCGTTGAGCCTGTGAGGCTGACCAACTCCATGTCGTGGAATAAAGCGCCGTTGCCTGCATTGTAGACGATCAGCGTGCCAAATTCCCAGCCAATGGTCTCGCCCCAGTGGGTGCTGATGTTATCGACAAGATAGCCAAATTGGGTAGTTGTTGGATGCGCCACGTTCCAACGATCATAGCACCACACGCACTCGGTTGCGTTCCAGATACCATCATCCACAAGCGTTGACGAAAGCATGAACCAGACGGGCATAGACAGGACAGTTGATGCAGCGCCATCAAAGACAAATGTGTGACGCGGTAGGTGAACGATTAGGTGTTGGTGCGCTCGGTCAATCTTTTCCTCAATGAAGGATATACTCAACTCGGCTTCGGTATATTCCTGCAAGACTTCTTCAATCTCACGGGTGGAAATCTTCTGCGCGTTGCCATTGGCCCCAAGATAGATTGCTGGCGCTTCATTCCGACAGCCGCCGATAAACGCAATGGCATCCATGAACACGCAACAGGCAAAGGTTCCGACTGTGCCTTTTTGAATTTGCGCGCCTGTCACCCGTTGGAACGGAAAGTTTGCCGTTCCTACGTTGTCAAATACCTCGATGGTATAGCGATTCAGCGCATAGATTTCGTTGCGAAGTTTCCAGATCGCTTTGATCGGGTCTGGGTCAGCTTCAGATGAACCATACTTTAGTGGGTTCACTGCAAACGGGTTGTCCAATTCTGTGATGACAAGAAACTCGCCGTCTGTGGTCATGTAGTAACCATCGACCCAAACCACATCGAGAGCCACGCCAAGATCGGGATCAGTCACTTGTGTTAGCGTTGTGCCGTCATAAAGATACAGCCGACCGCCAGATGTCACTGCCAGATATGTAAAGCCATAGTCAAACGTGACGCGGCCACCATCCCCAACATCACCAATTACCGTCACAACATTGGCCGCTGAAATAGAGACTAATTGTGTCCCCATCACGCGGTAAAGTGTGCCGTTCCAGTTAATCGCCCCGCGACTGATGCCGACACCAGTTCCTAGTTCAACAATCCCTTCGCCGGGCCGCAGATAGCCTTTTGAAATCCCATTATCTTTGGGAACAGGAACCATGTTCTTCGGATATGATGTCCGAAAGTTTGGCGATCCGTCTGCGTAGATGCCCGACAAAATTGGGATTTGCATCAACGACCTCAGAAGTTGATGTTGAGCTTGAAGTATTCAAGGCGCATCAGGTTATTCGCTGTGGCGGGTTGCGCCGTGATTGCAAACACCAGATCAGTGGTGGCATCTGCAGTCACAGATGCTACTGCACCAGTAGATAGGCCATGTCCCACCGATGTTGTGGAGTTGGTAATGATCGTCGAGGAACCACGGTTAACCAAGTTCTTCTGGACAGAAACGCTTGCATTGTTTGCAAGTGCTGCTGACAGAATAGATGTTCCCGCAAGCGTCATGCCAAGCGTTTTAACCGTGGCATTATTGGTCATCGAAAACAGCGAGTCAATTTCCATCCCGCCGCCAACACCCATTGACCATGCAGGAATGGTAACAGATGCCAGCGTGACAACAGTATTTGCCACAGCTACTGTCGGAGTGCCAAGGCCCAAGACGTAAGGGTAGTTGATGGTGATCTTGACGCCAGTTGTGTCAGCATCGAGCGCAGTGACCGCATAAAGACCATTGACGCCAGTGCCTGTTGCCCACGTCACATAGACGCTTGCACCGACTGCGATGGCGGCTGTTAGCCCATGCACACCTGCACTGACGAGGCGGACTAGACCAGCGTTGGTTTCATAGGTCAGCGTGGCGAATGTTGCCGCAGGTTCGACCAGACCAACACCGGGGATGTTTTCAATAAACAAATTCGGGAAACTGCGTAGCGTTGGTGCCAGACCAACATCGTATTCCACATTGGAATAATAGTTGGTGATGGTTGCGATGCGGTCGCCAGTGTATGGGCCAAAACCTTGTGCGCGGTTAGACAGTGACACAAGTGTGTTATTGACGTTTACAAACGATTGCTGGTTGCCAGTGCTGCCAACATACAAAGTATGGCCAGTTGGGATGATGACATCAGTGTTTGTGCTTACGTCTGTGGCGTAGATATATGTGGACATTTTGCTTTCCTTTACATTATATGCCACGCACTTGTGGCTGTGTCATATTAAGATGGCGTCACAGCGTTTGTGCCAGCCGCGTCTACCCAAGTCGATGCAGCAAGCGCACCAGTTGCCACCTTTATTTTCGAGTTTGTGGTATCCCAGACCATCTTGCCAGCAGCTTTGCCAGTGGTGTTGATCGTGTTGACAATAGAAGCGATGGTGGCGGCAGAGACGTTCTGCAAAACGTCTGTTGATGTAATCGTAGGGTTTCCCGCAACGCCATCACCATCCGCAATGCTGATGCCGGCTCCTGCGGTTATGGTGCGCACGGATGCCGTTCCAGCACCAGTGCGGGCAATCATGCCGTTCGTAGCCAAGCCAGCCAAAGCGCCAAGGTCAGCATCGTATGCCTGCACATCCACGCCAACCTCGGTGTCCATAGCCTGCTGCGCAGCATTCGCCGTGGCGGCAATGAATACTGCCCCACCAACTGCCCCTGCCCCTAGATTGGTGCGGGCGTTAGCGGCTGTGGAGGCACCAGTCCCGCCGTCAGCAATGGCAAGGTCGGTGATGCCAGTGATTGCGCCTCCTGTGATAGCCACACTAGCCGCAGCCTGCGTTGCAATCGTCCCAAGGCCCAAGACGGTGCGACCATCAGCCGCGTTTGCAGCTAGGCCAAGCGATTGCCCAAACGCGCTCAGAGTGACAAACGCTTGGTTTTCAGGATACCATGAGTTGGTCACTGCATCGTAACGCATTGTGAACGCAGTGTTGGCCGCAGCGGATGTCGGCGCACCAACTACAGCAGCACCAGACACAGAAACCGTAAGCGCCGTGATTGCCTTGGTCGTGACAATGGAAACAACCGACAGGTCTGCCACGCTGTTAGGAAGAACAACAGTCCCGGTCGCAAATGCGTTAGTTGGATCCAACACCAGCCATGTGTTTGCAGCCGCAATCGCCACTGTAAATCCAGTTGCACTTGGCGCAGAGTATTGGCTTTGCATGATTGCTACAGGCAGGTCGATTGTGCCAACAACGTAGTCAGTCACTAGCGACATGGAAGCCTTCCGTGTGTCGCCATTGTTCTGGCCCCAGACTGCTAGAAGATCGCCAGCCTGCAGTGTTTGTGTGGACGAAAGCTGATTGATGTTAGCCATGATTCACTCCAGATCAAGAATGCCATCAGAGCCAACCGTCAAAGGATCGGTAGGCTGACGCAAATATGGGTTGTTGTAGTAGCGCCAGCCCTTGTTGCCAGCACCAGACGGAACGGTTTGATTGCCAATCTGCATCTCAATCGGCAGCGCCGACCGACCAAGCAACTGGTTGTAGGCGAATTTCGCGGCCAGTTTTGTATCTGGGCTGACAGTCTTGCCATACCCACTTGAGATCCGAATGGCCAAATTCAAATACATGGCTTCCAGAGCCATGTCGGTCACGCCTGTCACTTCGTCCAGATCACTGCCACCGGGCGATGATGGCAGCGGATAGCCAACGCGGATTCCCTTGCCGTTCCATGTCGCCATCATCATGTCCAACTGGCGAAGCGCATTATCAAGCTGCTGCGGTTGCAGGTCGAACACATAATCGGCCATGCCAATTTCGGCAAACGCTTGGTTGATGATGTCGCGCTTCGTATAGGCCATGATTTATTCCTCAACCTTTGGCTTGCGGCCACGCTTCGGCGCGGATGGTTCTGATGCCTCAGTTGTTGTCAACCACCAACCATCGGCCAGACAGGCAGCAACGTCAGCTTCATCAACAATGATATAATCAAAGTCACCGCCGTGGAACTTATGCGGCCCCGGAGATTTGTAGAGCATCACAGTCATGCCATTTTCCTCTTGGGCGCTTTTGATGGCTTGCCCGCTTTCTTTGCGGCCTTTTCAGCAGTGCTGAGAGCAATAGCCAATGCCTGTTTGGCAGGCTTGCCATGCTTCATTTCCAACTTGATGTTGGAACCAATAGTCTTGCTACTGTAACCTTTTTTGATCGGCATGTCATTCCCCTATGAAAAGAGAGGGAGCCGAAACCCCCTCTCCGTTGTTATTAGGTCTGCGAGAACAACTGGATGCCAGCCATTTCGGGCTGCAACATCACCACACCAAACAAAGTATCCCAACGATACTTGGTCTTCTGGGTGTTGATGTCGAATTGCTTCTGCATCACCAGTTCCACGCCCTGATCGGTCGTGGCACGCATGATGTCAGCGCCAGCATCTGTCGGGATAGCCAACGATGCGGGAAGCAACTCGATGGCGCTGCGGTGCCAGAAGCAGTTCACGTTCGCAGTTACAGTGTTCAAGAAGGTGATAGCGGCGCCGTTAGCAGGCGTTGCGGTCACGTTCTTATACTGCAATTCAGCATCGGTCGAACCGCCACCCGAAATGATCGGCGGGCTGATCGTGACCACACCCGAACCGCCCGAACCAGAGACGATTGCAGTGATGCGGAAGGTCTTGAGGATGCCAGTGCTTTGCTTGGTGATGTGGTGAACAGCAAAGACGTTTGCGATGGTGAACGCATCGCCAACCTTCACCGTGCCGCCGCCAACAGCGATGGTCAGATTCTGGTAGCGGTTGTCCACGTTTGCAACTTCACCCGTCGCAGCCGTCGAGGTGGCCTTGGGAGTGTAGTATTGGTTAGCACCGTTGACAGTCACAGTGGTGCCAGCAGCCGCCGTCAAGCGGTTTGCATAGTCCATCTTGTAGGTTTGGAAGCCAGCCACTTCGCCAACGTAGGCGCGACGATATGCTTCCGTTGGGATTTGGATCATGGTCTGACGTGCAGCCAAGTCAGCAGCCATGCCGTTGTAGTCGCGGCTGGACAGCGCATAGTTGCGGTCGCTCATCATCACGCCCTGCTCGTTCATCAGAGCATCAACCTCTGCAACATCAGTGAAGCCCGATGCAGCGGTGGTGCGCTTGGAAACGATAGTGCCTTGGTTAGAAGCCACAGTCAGCACGGCCACGTTGATGTCAGAAGCCAGCTTCTGAGCAGCAGCCTGACCCAGACGGTTTTCCTGCAACTGGTCGCGCAGTTCTTTTGCGGTCAGCAGAGCCGTCGAGTGCTTCTGGTAGCCAATGGTCGAAGGCACAGCAAGCTGGGTCGAGTCTTTGAAGTTGGACGTAGCGTCCGAACCATCAAACGACTGCGCAATGTAGGGTTCTGGACGCCAGATGGTGTCCGACGAACGCTCCATCTGTTGACCATTGGTGTTGTATTTGTTGACCAGCGACGACAAAACGAGTGCATCGTTAAATGCGTCAAGGATGTCTTCGAACGCTACGCGCTCTTCTTTACTAAAAGAGTTCGCCATTTGGGCATGTCCTTATATGGGTTATGCCGATTGCTTCTGCTTCTTATACTGGGCCACTTTTGTATAGTTGCCAGTGCGATCTGCTTCTGCTCTCAGCCGTTCTAGGGTGCTGTCTACCGTTCCAGAAGGACGGCCTGTGCCGCTGATCTTCTTTTCCGGCGTGGATGACGCCTTGCGATTTGTGACTTTCAAATTGGTCTCCAACTTGGCCACCGCAAAGGCGAACTTTACGGGATCGGTTATAGAAGCAAGTTCCTTCGCTTTCTTTGGGTTCTTGCCCAGAGCATAAACGAGCAATGCGGGGTTTTCCGCACCTTGCACGATCATCCCCTGCTGCATGACGCTTAGGGTGTCTTGGACAACTTCTTCTGCAAAGTCATAGTCCCTGACCTTCAAATCTGCCTTCGCAGAATGATACCCTTCCAGCTTCTTTTCCCATCCCTTCTGAACAGCTTCCTGTTCAGCCCGGACGGATAGTTGCCTGTCGTCATGCTGGCGCTTCTTTTCATACCACGCCGCAAGTGCCGTCTCATATCGGTCGGTATCGTAGTCAACCGAATCTAACGTGGGCTTCTGGCCTAGCGGCTGTTGCGCGGGTTGTGTCCGCTGCTCCAGCTGCTGAACCTTTTGCTCAAGGTCTTTCGCTCGACGCTTTTCCTCACGATACGATTTGCGAAGATCACGCACCCAAGTGGGAGCGTTAACTTCCTTCTCGTCTTCTGGGTCAGGCGATTCCCCATCTATGCTGACAACGACATCATCCGTTTCACCCTCAGTGTCGAGTTCTTCCCCTTCGGGTTCCTCGGCTTCCGGCTGCTCAACTTCAAACTCGTCGTCTAGTTCTGCCTTATCTTCGTCCATTCGATCCTCATACAATTCTCACCCATTAGAATGTGCGGCTGGGCGGTTGCCGCATTCCGGGCGATACCACTTCTTGAAGTGCCTTCGCCGTGTTCACTACGCTGTCGCGCTCTTTCTGCTGGATGCCAGAAAGCACTTCAACGGTCTTGGCTTTGGTCTCTTCAGCCCGTGCCAAGGTGTATGCTGTGTTGGCCTGCGCCTGACCTGCTTTAGCCTGCGCTTCCATTGCTGCCGCCTGCAGATACTGCGCTTGCGGATCTGGTTGTTGCTGTGACTGCGCCTGTTGCAGTTCCTCTAGCAATGCCTGCTGTTCTTCTTCGGTCGGTTTGGCTACGCCCATCTTGATTAGGCGGTTGCGGAAGAAGTCACGCACGTCAGAGATGCCTTCCCCTTCCATGTTCAACATAATCATTGATCCAAGCACCTGTTGCGTTTCTGGATCAATTGCTAGTTGCATCATAGCCATCAGAGACCGCACAGTGGCGGAACGTCTAGTTTCCGATGATGGCCCGACCTCAACTGCAACGTCAAACTTGGCTTTGCTCAGGTCGTTCTCGTATTCCACAGCGCCAGTCTCTTGGTTCAGCACGGGCTTGGCAAGTTCCACTGTGGACGTTTGGCCCTGAGAGCCAACGCCTTTTAGCTTCCGGCCCGATTCAACCATCACATCGCGGGCCATAGAAAGCCAAATTTCCCCAGCGCGTTTTATAGCCTTGGCCATGTTTGACATGTAGATGTAGGTCTGCATATCGATCTTGGTCTGGATCAACTCCACGGCCTTGCCCGAAATGTTGGAAACCATCTTTTCTCCAGCCTGCTGATTCCCCAACAGATTAGTGAGGTCTTGGCTGGTGATCTGCAACAGGCCAGCCAGTGCGGGCGGAATTTGCGGTGGCTTGGTGTATGCCACAGGCCCAGCCAGTGCCTCGTTGCCGTTGGCATCCGTCATGGTGTTGATCAGCAGATAGGGATAGTTCTTCAGGTTGTCCTCGGCCCACATCATCTCATAGCCAGCGACCTGCTCGGCTGCAAAGATCGGCTTTTCGGTCGTGGACAGCGCAGAGATTTCGCCCAGCTTAGATAGCTGCATGTTCTTGAGCCGTTGCGCATCCTTGGCCATGCGAACTTGGCCCATGCAGCGCTCGATGTTGTCGATATACCAGCGCTTGCCATAGACAGGCACAATCGGGATTTCAGACCCGGCGATGTAACCACTGTCTTCCAGAATGCTATTGCCGCTCATGATGTATTTATGCACCTTGCGGCGCTTCACACGCTTCTGACGCACCTCGACCTGACCCGTGGCCGTCAGCATGTTCTCAAGTTCTGGATCGTCAGCGAAGTCTTTCTCGCTATAGCGCGTTTCTTCACCATCAATGGATCGGAACGTGCGGATCAGTTCCGATGCTTCCTCAACGCGGAAAACCTCGGCGATGAAGATCATGTCAGGCGTTGACCAATCAAATTCATTCTGGTGAATTTCGTGCGGCCATGTGTCTGGATCGTCGTCAAACTCT